AGAAGGAGCCTGCGTAATTCCGCCGACAGTGCCAACGGCACCAGTCGAAGAGATGAAACCAGCAAGACCGTTAATCTCCTTGGGAGCACCGGTGTTGGCGGTAAAGAGCTGCCGAGACAGCTCATTCATCAGGCTCTGCTTAGCAATCGCCATCTTTGCGTTAAGCAAATTGACAATCTGGTAAGGCCCACGGTTCTGAGAAAGCTCCGTGTTGTCAACGACAACAGAGGCGCGGTTCTTAAACCAGTCGGGGTAACGAGCGGTGTCAGGACCATCTTCGGGAGTGGTGGAAAAGGTCTCGTAAGTGCTAATTGCACCAACGTTTGAAGACTCCGTGAGGACCACGGGGACTCGGCACTCAGTGCCACCTTCGTACATAACAGCGCCCTGGCGGTAAAAGTGCCAGAGGAGAGGGTTAGACTGGACGATTTCCATCGCCACCGTGTCGCGAACAGCTTGGAGCGTAGTCGAATAGACTCGATCAAAGCTGATAGTTGGTGAGATAGCAGGCATTTCAATATCCTAAACGTTAAACCCCTGCTCCTTCAGCGCACGAGTAGCAGCTTCCAAAGCGGTTTCCCGCTTCTTCTGTCTGACCACCGTACCCTTTCGGGAGGCAACGGGTGCCGCTTCGCGGCGCTTCTTTGACTTTGCTTTTGTCTTTGCAGACACAACGTTGCTCTTGGCAACCTTGGCCGCTAAACGAACTGCCTTAAGAGGACTGGTCTCTGCCAGCTCACTCAAGTCAGAATCAGAGTCGAGTACACGACCAACCTCTGCGGCGAGAATTCCGTGGTCAAGATCTGGATTCTCAGAAGCAAACTGCTGATAAGCACGAACAACCCGCTGTTGACTAACAACAGGCTGCATCTCTTGAGCAGTTTCTGCGATACCAAGGGCGTCCAGCTTTTCCTTAACCGCTTTGTTGACGTAATAATCAATTACGTCTTGCGGAGAAGCGCCATCAGCGACATCGGGAGGCCCGGTGTCTTCTACAACAGGCTCTTCGACTGACTTGTTTTGCGAAAGCAAAATTTTGTCAACGATAGCTCGCTGCTCATCAAGCCTACGTCGCTCTTCAGCAACGGCCTGAGTCTTCCTTGTGTAATCAGCTTGTCTGAGAAAACCCTTCTTAAGTGTTTCCTTAAGGTCATCGGAAATGTCTTCCCGACTTTCAAGGAACCCGATGGGGTCTTCATCTAAATCCGGTGTCTCGACCTCTTCAGTCTCGGCGTACTCAACGCCTTCGTCTGCCGAAGCGCCGATCCCCTCGTAAGAGTTGCCGTCTTCTTCGACGGTCTCTTGGATGGGGTTGTCGGTGGCATCCATTGGCTAAACCCTTCTTACTCCAATTTCATTATTGGATAATCATATCAGGGTGCATTTTTAATTCTTTGTCAAGTACCATCAGCTCATGGCAAACCGAAAAATGAAACTTACCGATGATGAAATTTCTCTCTGGCACAGCCGCATTGCGGCTGCCGAAGAATTTCTAGAGGAAAACGTCCTTCCGTACTGGAGGAGAATCTTTCTCGACTACGAAGGGAACTACAGAGAGGAGGGTCCTGGGGCTCAGTACGCAAACGACGTACCGACTTTCAACTATCTCCTGGCTACGGCAAACACAATTGTGCCGTCCGTCATCTCTGCAGACCCCTACGTTCGGTGCCTCCCAAGGCGACCCGGAGACCAGGAAGGGGCGCGAGTCGCTGAGACTGCCATTAACTACATCTTCAGAGAGGTTGGTATTAAGCCGATTCTGAATGATGTCGTTCTCGATTCTCTGCTGTTCAACATTGGGTTTGTAAAGATTGGGTACGACCCATCTGGCGCATTCCTCATGGAAGAAGACCCAGAGACCGGGCCAGACAGAGAGGCTGGCGGGGAAAGCGCCCTGACAACCGACGCCCAGATGAGGCTTCGAGAAGCTCTTGCAGAGGAAGACATCCCCTTTGACGATGGACCAGAAGACAACCCAACCATTGAGCGAGTTGCCTCCTGGGACATCCTTGTCCCCCCTGGATACGAAGACATCCAGAAGGCTCCCTGGATTGCTGAGAGAATTACAATCCGCCTAGAGGACCTCCTTGCAGACGACAGGTTCAAGGTTCCAAAAGGAATTGAGCCTGACTCTTGGATGACCAGCGAAGCTCCGTCCTCCTACCAGTATTTCAACCAAGGAGACATTGGCTACGACAACGATGAAGACAGCCCTGAGTATCTGACTGTTTACGAAATCCGTTACTGGGCAAAAACAAAGGCTGGGTCGAGGCGACGATGCCTGTGGCTCCTGAGAGAGCAAGACAGTGTTGACGCAAGCGAGACTATCCTAAGACACATTGACGACCCCCTAGAGATGAAGGGCTACCCCTACCAGTCTTTGAGCTTCACGAAGGTCCCAGGAGTCCTTTACTCGCCAAAGGTTTCTGACCTGTCTGCCATTCACGGAATCGCTGAACAGCTGAACGAGGAGTGGGGTCACCTTCTTCGTCATCACAAGATGACATCGAAGAGAAAGTGGGTCGCACTTCCCGGAGCCCTGGAAGACGGAAGTCTTCAGAACCTGCTTGAGTCTGACCTTGATATGGAGGTTGCTGAGCTTCCCGCAAACGTCGGTGATATTAGAAACGCAATCATGCTTCTGCCAGAGGCCCCGCCTCCAAGTACCACTCCAATGGTCCTTCAGGGTTTGCAGCGGATGATGTACGAGATCAGTGGAGTTGATGTCTATCAGCGAGGCGGAGTTGGAAGAAAGGGGACTACGGCAACAGAGGTTGCTGTTGCGTCTCAGGGAGCTTCTAACCGAGCAGGAGTTCGACTCGGAGCGACCGAGCGATTCACTGAAAAGATCGCTCGACAGGTTCTTTCTGTCATTCGTCAATACTGGGACGATCCGCGCTACATGAGAGTCACAGGACCTTCTGGGGAAGAGGAGTTCATCACCTTCTCCTCCTCAGACATTATCGGGATGTTTGATGTTCGAATTGAATCTGGCTCTACCCTAGGGAAAGACCCGGCCACAGAACAGCAAGCTTTTATGGGACTACTTCAGACCATTCAGGCAACGGTCTCCTCGCTGATTCCACTTGTTCAATCTGGGCTAGCCTCTCCAGAAACTATCCAGTCCTTTGTAGAAAAAGCGTTTTCAATCTGGCAAGCTGACAAGCGTATGCTCATGGAACCTTTGGCAGCACTACAGGGAGCAGCTGGCCCAGCCGCAGTAGGCGGAGCCCCGCAAATGGGCGGCGGGCAGATGAGCCCAGAAGGCGTTGCAAACAGAGGGATGAGCCCAGACGGACAGCCACTTGCCGGACCCCAGGGAGACCAGGGACCGGGAGGAGCTACTAGCGGAACAGGGGGGACGGCTGACCTAGCCACCCTCATGGCAAGAGTTAGAGGAAGTTAATGCCTTACTACCCACTTCAATGCACCTTCCATAACTGCGGCATGGAATTCGAACACTTCACAAAACCTGACCTTTACAAGATCAGCCAAAGAGACGGGTTTAGAGATGTTCGATGTGCGTACTGCGGAAGCTTTGGAGCAAAGAGAATTTATCCTCCAGACTCTGCCCCAGCGAATATCACAGTAAAGGGGACCTGGGGGAAGCACGCATCTCCAGGGCTTAAGGGCAGGGAATACTACACAGTCCAAGAGCGCGACCGGCAGCTTGCTTCCGTGGGGAGCACGGGAGGCATCTACGACGGAGAAGGCTCTACCCCCAAAACCCCGAGCAGCACCAAGACTTACGCAGCAGGGAAAGACGGGAAAGTCACCCTGGTTAAAAGAGAAAACGGGAAGCTCATTCCTGTGCCAACAGAGGTAAGGCCCTCTGACCTGATTAAGGGATACGCAAAGAGGAACAACGGACTCGTTGACTTTGCCGGTCTCGTTGAAGAAACAAAGCTAGATAAGAGAAAGCTTAACGGCGGAATCTTAGGCGCTCTTCGCGCCGGATGGCTTCTGAAGACTAAAGAAGACCGGGTCTACCGCCTCGCTTGAGACTTCTCCATCCTGGCTCTCATCTTCGCGTGCCAAGACTCATACTGATCCCACTCGTCTGCTGACCACTGATTGTGGTCTCCAGAGGCTGCTTTGGCTTTTGAAGACCTAACCTCTGACCCACTTCCTGGGCAGTGATGAGCCACGGCATTCGCAATCATCATCGACACACAGGCGTCGTCGTTCTTCCCCGGAGGGGCGCTCATCTTCGCTGAAGAGTCATGCCCGTCTGGAGACTTTGTGATTGTCCTTCTGTACGCCACCATCTCTTCAAGAACGCGCTGAGACCGAATCTTTATGTACCCATCCTTTAGCGCCTTCTGCATTAACCCAACCATCGCTGGCTTGGTCTTTCGGTTTGTGTCCCAGCCAATCGTCATCTGCTGAATGGCTAACGAGTCAACCGTCTTACGGCGGTACATATTCCAATACTTTGTCTGGTTAATCATCGCGATCAAACCAGCGCCCAACCCAGAGACCTCAGGGGCTAACACAGCGTTGTTGTAGTAGAGGGCAATCATAATGACGACCTCAGAGAGAACGTCTAACTCAACCTTGCCTCGCCACTCAGCAACCTGCTCCATAGACGCTATGTCAACAACAACGACATGGTCCCAGTCACCAGAAGCTCCACCCTTGCTTACGTCTGCGCTAACTACATAGCGACGACGAGCCTCTGGGTGACGCCAGACAGAAAACCTTCCAGAGCCCTCCATAGTTTCTTGAAGAAGCGGCTTATAGCTTGAGAAAATCCGAGAGCGCCCAGGCTCATGGCCCGACCCATCTACGATTTCGTACCACTGATGCTCTGGGCAATCGTTGTCCTTGTCGATTCGAATCTTGTTCGCACAAATAGCGCAAGAGCATCCATGCTTGCGTATCTGGTCCCAAACAGCCTCCTGATCAAAGACAGGACTTCCTGTTGTCGAAAAGGCTTCCTGATCTGTAGATGGATATTCCTGGTGGAATCGCTCAAGAGAACCACCGCACTTACTTACAAGAGTCTCTCTTCGCCACTGGAGATTCTCCAGGCTAATCCAGGTGTCGAACTTCTCTAGAAGCTCCTTCTCATCATTGTCTAGAGTCTTGCGGAACTCCTCCTCTGAAACCCTAAGAGGACGAGCGTACTCCTCCATTAAAAACCAAGGGGTAAAGAGTGCGTACCACGTTGAGTCTGGGTGACCCGGATGCTTCTTCTTTAGCTCCATCCACGGAGGGATTTCATCCCACCAAACGTTCGCAGCTAGATACTGGCTATGGTGAAAGTCTCCTGAGCCATTACAAGTAGACTCTGCATAAACCATTGTCCCAGCTTCTTCCGGGACAGCCTGAAGCGTAGCCAAAAAGAACTCTTCGGGCCGCTTATAGAAAGCAACCTCCGAGCAATGAACCTGACGAGCTGTGGCTCCACGAGCGTCATCAACGCTCTTTGCAGTCATAACAACAAAGCGAGACCGTAGTCCGGCGGGGCCTTGGGGAGCGCGAAAGTCTAGCTCATAGACGTTGTTGTATCTGGTGAGCGGCTTTACCTCGTTCGCAAGATAGTCATAGAAGACCTTGCACTTGGTGAAGATAGTTCTGACAGACGGCTCTGTGTGCGCTGCGACTAAAGCAATCTCATCGTGGTTTGTAAGGCAACGCCAAAACATTCTTGCCTGGACATGGGTCGAGCAACCCAGCTGCCGTGCCTTCGCCTCCCACACGCGAACAGGAAGGCCAGCCTTTTCAATCTCACAGATAAGCCCCTCTCTCATTAGCTGAGACTTGTTCAGGTTGAGGTTGAGGAACTCTCCATTCTTCGTCTGAATTTTAAGATGCTTCTCTGCAAACGAGATGAAGTCAGAGTGCTTTCCAGAGGTCAGGTTGTCCGCAGCCTCATCGACATATCCACGCTTAGAAGCCATCTACTCTCCCATGTAAACGGACATCCTTCGGCTTGGAGGAGGAAGCTCTTTTGACTTAAAGCTCTTCTTCATCCTGGCACGCCAGTCATCCATGTTTTCTCGGATGCCCTCTACTTCGTCTTCGTGGATCATCCTGCAATTCCACACCGTCGTCTTCATCGACCTGTGGGGGTAGGTGACAAAAGCGACATCGAGGTGGTTCCTAACCACATCCATCAACCTCTTAGCAAGATAACGCCCAACGCCAAGACGCTCGCCAAGAGTACGGGGTGAGATATATCCAGCGTTATTTGCCTTCTTAAAAGCTTTTTGGGCGACCTTGTCTGTAAAGACTGGCGCTCCTGGGAGAACCGGGGGACCGACATGCCAACACTCGTCAGAGCCGATCCACTTTCTCCACTTCTGCTTTGTTAAAATTGCGTTGCGCCACTGCTCCATTTCCCAGCCATAGCGCTCTTTATCATCCTTAAACGACGGGACAACTACGTTTGTCTGAAGGACCGCTCGCCCTTCCTTGGACACAGACGACGGACGATAAACAGTCTCGTCGTCGGCAGCTCTACGCCACGAATTGCTACCGCCTACTCGGGAATTCCTAGCCAACCCTTACGTACCTGTTGAAGGCAACCCACTTCCAACTCAAGCGGTCGGACTGGCTAAGCATCTCAAAGGTGTACTGATCAATCTCTTCTGAGGCAGGCTCCGCAGCGGGCTCTTCGACAACCACCTCTTCAACAACATCTTCTCGAATGTCGTCACGAGCAGAAGTGATCGCATCAAGCAAAGACTTGCGCCCCTTGCCTTCAAGCTCTGCGTCGTAAACAGCGCTAAGATCTTCGTCAGACATTCCGGCTAGCTTTGCGATAGCCTTCTTCACGGTTAATCCACTAGGATTGAAAGACATAACATCTCCAGGGTTACTATTATGGCTTACACCAAAAAGAAGAAAACTCCAAAAAAGAGTGCCTCCAAGAAGCGAAAGCCTAAGAACATTGGCAAACGCAAAACCAAGAAGAAGGGCGTGTACGCCGGGAGCATGTACTGATGCCTGTCAAAAAGAAGCCGATGTCAAAGGCCGCAAGAGCCGTCAAGCGGGCTGGGGTTTCAGGAGTTAACAAACCAAAGAGGACTCCAAAGCACCCAAAGAAAAGCCACGTTGTCGTAGCCAAGGTTGGCGACAAGGTGAAGACAATCCGGTTTGGCGAACAGGGAGCGAGCACCGCTGGAAAGCCAAAATCTGGCGAAAGCGCACGGATGAAAGCCAAGCGCAAAAGCTTCAAGGCTCGCCACGGGAAAAACATCGCTAAGGGTAAAATGTCTGCGGCCTACTGGGCCGACAAGGTGAAATGGTAAAGCTATGAAAAAGCCAAACGTAAAGTCTCTATGCGGAAAACCTAAGTCTGGACGTAAGTCGTCCAAGACGAAGTCTGGCAAAAGCAAGTCGTCTAAGAAGCCCAGCACCAGCAACCGGGCTGACTCCAGGAAGCGGGCTAGCGTTTATGGGCAGTGGGCCAAAGGAAACCTCTAGTACCAGCCACCCTGCCTGGAATGTACTAGCGACTTTTGCTCGTGCCTGACTGCTCCGTACAGCGCGGGAAACGAGCAATACTCCTTAGCGAGAGCAACGTCAGGCTTTCTGGGGAAACCCACACTCTGTCTGACTGCGACTTAAAGAGTGGCTCTGTCGTTAGGATATATGGCAGAAACCTGAGTGAGGAAGAGGCAGACGCTATCGCTAAGCGTTGGGAAAGGAAAAGAGCCGTGGAAGAACAAGTAGATGTAGAGACTTCTTCAGAGGTCGTTGTTTCTGAAGAGATTGAGCAAGTAGCTAACGCAGCCGCTGAGATTGGAGGCGAGTACGCCCCCGTGCTGGCTATCGTGCTTGCCCTTCTTGCCGTCCTCGGAGGAAAGAAGGCTTGGTCTTTCTACTCTGAGCGAGCAGAGCAGAAGCACGAGCTTGAACTTAAGAAGCTTGAGATGCAGCGTGACATGGCTGGCGCTGGAGCTGCATCCCCTCCTCCCTGTCAGGCTGTGCAAGCGAAGATTGAGGCTTCGCTGGAGGAAACCAAAACAAGGGTCGCGTCGATTGAGAAGCGCCTCCTAGTCATTGGCGACGACTTCGACTCAGAAGACATCGAGCGCAAGGTGAAGCGACTGCAGAAAGCAGTGCGTGACTTGCAGGACGACTCCTCGGTCTAATGCTCCGGTGGGGCCTTCTGCTTCTAGCCTTAACGCAGGCCCCTGCAGAGAACGTTGTCGTCACTAAGCTTGTGATGGAGGCCGAGTGCCACATCCCGGCGGCTCCCCCGTGTATCTCGTTCAACGATCCACGATGGAAAGTCGAGGGATGCAAGATTGACGACGGAGCGTGCTTCGCCCTCGGAGTAGAGCAAGCACCTCACCCAGTAGTAAGTGCAACGATACGCATATCGCCTAAATGCAAAGATAAGAATTCAAAAGGCAAGCTGCTTGAGTCAGCCGTCTCCATGCTCTTTAAGACCAAGTACGAGCTGTTTACCTTTGAAGAGAAGATGCTCAAATGCTCTAAGTCTGGGTACGCGGATGTTAGGCTAATCGTTAAGGAACCCTAAAATGCCTTTTAAGAAAATCAGCTCAGGAAAAAACAAGGGCAAGTTCAAGAGCCCTAGCGGGAAGATCTGGACTGCTAGCCAGATGCGAGCCTACTACGCAAAGAAACGGAAGAAGAAATGAAGTTCTTTTGGAATGCGCTTTTTAAAGGGCTAATCCTCTTTGGAGGCAAGGAGGAGTAATGGCTGGCTTAGCATCTGCACTTGGATCTATCGACTGGATGAACCCAGAAGGAACGAAGGTTCGGCACAACCCCGAAGCGTTTCTCAAGGGAGCTGCCGAGTGGCAGGAGAAAAAGCGAAAGAACAAACTGCTTCGAGAGATGGAGGGTGCGCCAGCCCTGCCAGACGGGGAGCAGATGAGGGAAAGAGCCGTCGAGAGCTATCTGTCTAAGATGGACGGCTACGAAGCGGCTCTTTCCCTCGCCTAAGCCTCTGCCTCTGATGAGTGAAAGGCTGAGTAAGCAACTGCGATACGAGAAGCCTCATTGTCTGAGATTTCCTCATACTGAATCGGCCCGTGCATCGCAGCTGCCATATCTGACTCAAG